TTAAGTCAACTGAGCAGCAGCAATTTTCTTAGTATCTACTTTATCAGCAGCATTTGTATATTCGCCCATTTGGTCGAAATTCAAATATTTGTAAATGTCAGCAGACATACTGTCAATTTGAGCTGCATATTGTTGGTATTCTTCTGGAGTTGGCAATTTACCAAGTACAGCAGCAACAGATGCAAGCTCAGCAGACGCTAAGTAAACGTTAGAACCTTGACCTAAACGGTTAGGGAAGTTACGTGTAGAAGTCGATACAACAGTTGTGTTCGGCGCAACACGTGCTTGGTTACCCATACATAATGAACAACCAGGCATTTCAGTACGCGCACCAGCACGGCCATAAGTGTTATAGAAGCCTTCTTCCATTAACTGATGTTCGTCCATACGTGTTGGTGGAGCCAACCATAAACGAGTTGTTAATGAACCGCTTGGTACTTTCTCAAGTAACTGACCAGCAGCACGGAAGTGACCAATGTTAGTCATACAAGAACCGATGAATACTTCATCAATTTTGTCGCCTTGAACGTCAGAAAGAAGTTTCGCATCATCTGGATCGTTCGGGCAGCAAAGGATAGGTTCTTTGATTTCTGACAAGTCAATTTCATACACTTTAGTGTATTCAGCATCAGCATCAGCTTTAAGTAAGCTTGGGTTTGCTAACCATTTTTCCATGTTTTCAACACGGCGAGCCATCGTACGTGCATCACCATAGCCTTGTGAAATCATCCACTTAAGCATTGTGATGTTAGAACGTAAGTACTCAGCAACTTTCTCTTCTGAAAGTGTGATTGCACAACCAGCAGCTGAACGTTCAGCAGAAGCATCAGAAAGTTCGAATGCTTGCTCAACTGTTAAGTCAGTTTCCATTTCTGTTAAGTCGATTTCTAAGATACGACCAGAGAAGATGTTTTTCTTACCTTTTTTCTCAACAGTAAGATCGCCTTCTTTGATTGCATAGTAAGGAATCGCATGTACAAGGTCACGTAAAGTGATACCAGGCTGCATTTTACCTTTAAACTTAACAAGAACTGATTCAGGCATATCAAGTGGCATTACACCAGTTGCAGCAGCGAAAGCTACAAGACCAGAACCTGCTGGGAATGAAATACCAATTGGGAAACGAGTATGCGAGTCACCACCAGTACCTACTGTATCTGGAAGAAGCATACGGTTTAACCAAGAGTGGATAATACCGTCACCTGGACGTAAAGATACACCACCACGGTTCATGATGAAGTCTGGAAGTGTATGTTGCATTTGTACGTCAACTGGCTTTGGATAAGCAGCAGTGTGACAGAAAGACTGCATTACTAAGTCAGCAGAGAAGCCCAAGCAAGCTAAGTCTTTTAACTCATCACGAGTCATAGGACCAGTTGTATCTTGAGAACCAACTGTAGTCATTTTAGGCTCACAGTAAGTACCTGGACGGATACCTTGACCTTCTGGAAGACCACATGCGCGACCAACCATCTTCTGAGCTAAAGTGAAACCTTTGCCAGTGTCAGCTGGTTGTACTGGAGTACGGAATAATGTAGATGGAGCTAAACCTAAAGCTTCACGTGCTTTAGCAGTTAAGCCACGACCAATAATCAAGTTAATACGACCACCAGCACGTACTTCATCTAAAAGTACTGGAGTTTTAAGTTCAGACTCAGCGATTTGTTCGCCATTTTTGAACGCAGTTACTTTTGCTGCAGCATGATCGATTTTAAGAGTAACTTCGTCACCCATGTTCATGTTAGAAACATCGATCTCTACTGGTAATGCACCAGCATCTTCCATTGTGTTAAAGAAGATCGGAGCGATTTTACCGCCTAAGCACACACCACCGTCTTTTTTGTTTGGAATGTGAGCGATTTCATCACCAAAGAACCAAAGAACAGAGTTTGTTGCAGATTTACGAGATGAACCTGTACCAACAACGTCACCAACATAAGCAACTTGATTGCCTTTAGCAATGAGTTCTTTAATTTGGCTTAATGGACCAACTTCACCTGGTTTTTCAGGGTTGATACCATCACGCTCATTTTTCAACATTGCATTTGCATGCAATGGGATGTCTGGACGGCTCCATGCGTCTTGAGCTGGAGACAAGTCATCAGTGTTCGTTTCACCTGTTACTTTGAACACAGTGATTTTGATTTCTTCTGGTACATCTTTACGACTAGTGAACCATTCAGCATCAGCCCAAGATTGTAAAACAGCTTTTGCATTTGCATTGCCAGCTTTAGCTTTATCAGCTACGTCATGGAACGCATCAAATACAAGTAATGTTTTTTTCAAAGCTTCAGCAGCTAAGCTACCTAATTCAGCATCATCCAGAAGCTCAACTAAAGGCGCTACGTTATAGCCACCAAGCATCGTACCTAGTAAATAAACTGCACGTTCTTTAGAAACTAGCGGAGATGTCGCTTCGCCTTTTGCAATCGCTGCCAAGAAAGCTGCTTTTACGTAAGCTGCTTGGTCAACACCTGCAGGAACACGGTTTTCAAGCAAATCAACCAAGAATGCTTCTTCACCTGCCGGTGGGTTTTTTAATAACTCAACAAGTTGAGCAGTTTGAGCATCATCAAGTGGCTTCGGTGGGACTCCGAGTGCGGCACGTTCAGCAACGTGTTGGCGGTAAGCTTCTAGCACGGTGTTCATTCCTCTTTTTTTAAAAAATTACTTGTAAATTCCAGCTTTCACAAAGCTTCACAAGTAATATGGACTACAAAATTTTACTAGAGTTCAAGCCAAAAGTTAATGAGCGCGGGGTGTTTCTCCGTGATGCCCATTATTTTGTAACTAAATACCCGTGTATAAATAATGATCTTAATGACTGACTTATCATGCGGTATTTTAAGTTAAAAGAACACTCCACCTTAGTGGAGTGTTTGACGATGTCTTATACACTTAGAATTTTTTGTAGTTTGGCATTTTGTCATGTGGGGTAACCAAACACTCATCTGTCATTTGTTTTCTAATCTTTTCTTGTAAGGCTTCTGGATTCGTTTTTAATTCGTCTTGTGGAATGGCGTAAACTTTTTCAATAATATTAAAGATGAATTTTTTCGTAATTTCGTCCTCAATTTTATTAGCATGCTCAATGGCTTGAGGCTTCTCAATTGCTTGCTGACGATCAAACAGAATACTTCTTGCTGCATTTCCCACACTTGTACAATAGCCATGCCATTGCTCTTCAGGTGTTAAAGGCTTTTTTTCTGTACAGCCGACTAATAACATGCCCATTAAAACAAATAAAACTTTTTTCATCATTACTCTACACAGACTATGCTGCCCACATCATACTGAATCTGACAGACTTTGCAAAAATTCTACTTATATGTCTTTATTTTTGCCCAACTTCAATAAAAAACCGAGATGTTTTCATCTCGGTTTTTAGTGTTCTTAAAGCGTTTAGAATCGCCAGTTCTGTATGATTAATCTATATACATCTATAGCCAAACCTACTCTAGTATAAACACCAATAAAATAAACATTCTTGTGTTTTGGATAACTATATATAGATGTATTAGTCTTTATTGAACTATAGCTCAACAGTCTACAAATGAGTCTACAAATCTAAAAAATTATTTTCTCACATCAAAAGCCTAATTTCCGACCAAATGCACTAATGTCCGCGACAAGTTACGACTAGTGCTTATTTATCCACAACTTTTTAAATTTGAATTTAATCTAGCTCATCTCTACCATTAACTTGAATTTGTAACGTAATCAATTTATGAGATGAAACCGCGTGTTTTTTGCTTGGTTGATGTAAACAACTGCTATGCAAGTATAGAACGTTTCTTCAACCCTCAATTAATTAATAAACCCGTAATTGTGCTTTCCAACAATGATGGTTGTGCTGTTGCACGTTCTGCTGAAGCGAAGCGTCTTGGCATCAAAATGGGCGACCCTTTATTTAAAATTATTGATTTAGTTAAAAGACATAATGTCGCTGTACTCTCCAGCAATTACCCCGTTTATGCAGAAATGAGCAAAAGATTTCATGCAATCTTAAAGCAGTTTGTTACTGACAAAGAACATGAGACTTATAGCATTGATGAAGCTTTCCTAGAACTGACGGCATACAAACAGCACTATGATTTAGACGCTTATGCCAGGCTAATGAAAACTCGAATATGGCAATGGATCGGTCTGCCCGTATGCGTCGGTATTGGCCGAAGTAAGACAGAAGCTAAAATGGCTAATCATCTTGCAAAAACTTATAAAACATTTGATGGCGTGTGTAACCTTACATCGTTCCCAACCAATATAAGAGATTTGCTTTATAAACAGACCAGCGTTTCTGAAGTTTGGGGCGTTGGCCGCCAGCATGCTAAAAAGCTTGAATCAATGGGAATTACTAAAGTTTATGATCTTATGATGTCAAACCCATATCACATGGAATCATTATTTAGTGTCGTTATGAAGCGTACAGTGCTGGAGCTAAACGGCATCGCTTGCATTGAAATTGAAGATACACCACCATCTCGTAAGCAAATCATTTCATCACGTGCATTTAAGCAAAAAATTACTGATAAAGATGACTTAAAAGAAGCAATTGCACGACGCACACAAGAAGCATTCACACGCATTAGAAAAGATGAGGCCCTATGCGGCTGTATTATTGGTTTTGCTCACTCCAGCCCATTTGATGTGCATAAACCCTATTATAAAAAGGAATTATCACAGTCGTTTGCCGTACCTACTGACGATGTTAGAAAGCTTGTTAAAGCAACAACAAGAATGATGGATTATATTTATAAGCCTGGAGTGGACTTTAAAAAATGTGGGGTAGTTTTGACTGCACTCGAGAGTAAGCATACTTATACTTACGACTTACTAACAGATTATAGTGACTTAGAAAAAACAGAAAATTTGATGTGTGCAATTGAAGGGATACAAGGAAAATTTGGAAAGTTCAAACTTGGTTTTGGCGGGAGTATGTATCAAAATCGGTCTTGGTCGATGTCTCAAAATCTTAAATCAAATAATTATTTTACGTTTGAAGGCATGTTGACTATAAATAATTAGAACGTATATTAAACAACTTAAATCTTTAAAATATCTAGGATATTAAAATGTCAAATCCATTAGTAGAAGAAGCACAATTAAACGATTGCACCTTGAGAGCTTTAGTCAACTCACTCCAATTACAAGGATATGACTTAGATAAAATTCTCAATAATTTTGAAAGTGAAATTACTGGAAATGTAATTTCTGGCTCTTCACCACAATACAAAAGTGCTGCTGTTGAGTTGCTAAAAGAACGTATTAATGAGGCTAAAAGTAATTCGCTACTAGGGAAAGGTTAATAACTAAAAGCCCTCAATTGAGGGCTTTTACAATTCCACCATGACGGGCTTTGCAATCATTATATTTAGCAACCGTATCGACTGACCATAACATCCAGTCTTTACCCGTTGTGCCAGTTAATTCATTCAAATTTGGGCATGGCTGCATTAAGTTAGCTGGTATTACCGGCTTTGATAAGATCGTTGATTTGGTACACCCCATCATCATCAATACAGCTAGACTTATAAACAGGACGCTCCACGATCTTTTGCACTTCACGCTCAATATATTCGACTTTAGTGCTTTGCTCTGCTTTGACTCGTTCATAGTCTGCGCTCACTTTATTGATCTGATTTTGCTTTTCGGCAAGGGCTTTTAAATTCTTGCGTTCAATTTCTTGGATCTGTGACTGACACTTTTGTTCAGCTTCTTTTAACTGACCAGTCTTGTAATTGAGTACGGCCAAAGATATGGCCAATAAAAAAGCGAGAAACACAATAATGATTTCTCGCCAATATTTAGCAGCAAATACAATCCACATCACTGCGCTCCTATACATTTCGCATGTCGTTCAAGCTGTCTGGTCCAGACGCCATAACACCCGTTTTTACGAATAGAGCAATCGCGCTTTGCAACATATTTCCATTTCAATAATGAATCACAAGCTGCTCTATATTTGCCAACTTTTAGATTTTTCAGCATTGATGAGCCAGACCATGCGCCAATCCCGTATTGATACGTGAAATCAAGGTATAGGTCGTATTCAGTTTGAGAGATAGGGATATTCAGCAACGTTTTATTAAATGCTTTTGCATCTTTATTCATCGTGAATTTCAAATACTCAAAAGCTTGCTTTCTACTAATTGCTGGATCGGTCATCTTTACAGCACGGCCATCGGGATAAAATGTTGTACCATTACCAATAGTCGGACGGTCACCCTTTACTGGGATAGTCGGTTTAGCTGTATAACCTTCTTTTTCAGCCGTAGCCTGAACTTGCTGATCACTAGGTCCGTAAATAAAAAAACCGCCTAAAGAGGCGGCTATTGTTGAACCAATTACGAATAACTTAGTCTTGTTTGACATCACAGTCACCTTTTAAGTTTTCTATCCGCAACTTGTATTCAGCCTTTCGCATTTCGTGCTCAACCTTTTCACGGCGATTTTTCTGAACCGCAAAATAAATTTGAATTGCCAAGCCAAGTGCAGCAATTAGCAAACCGCCCCATGCAATAACATCGATCTTTGCTGCAAATCCGATAAATGACCCTACACCGCTGGTTGCTGTTACTTTTGATGTTAATGTGGCTGCACTCGCTTCAAGTGCAGACTGAGTTTCAGACATTTGCCTTCTCCAGATTTTGGCAATAAAAAAGCACCCGAATTGGGTGCTATATAGTTAGTTAATATTAAGCTTCAGAAGTACTTTGAGTAATCTGATTTGAATAGTTCCAAACAGTATCCTTCCACACATCACGAGCAGCAACGCGTATGTAATATGGTGTAGTTGCCTGTAATCCCCCGATCGTAGTCGTTACATCCGTTCCCGTCCATGTTGGTGGCATCAAAGCAGGGTTAAAGTTAGGTGTATTACTAAGCCATACTGCATAGTCCTTAAGATCTGGAACTTCACTTGGTATCCAACTTACAGTGACAGAGTTAGAGGTAGCGGAAGTGTAGATATTAGATAATAACGGCGGTACCGGATTACTAATACTCAATTCAGCAAAGGTGCTGATCTGCCCACCATTTTTACTAGCTACACGAATTGTATAAGCACGACCTAAGCCATCCTGCTTAGCCTCTTCTATTGAATAGCTATAATCCGTATTTGTTGTATCAACTTGACGAATCATTACCCCATTAGACCAGACTTGAACTCGATAACCATCTGCGCCAGTTGCGCTCTGCCACTGAACTTTAAATGTTGTACCAACAAATGGTGATTGAAGTGAAAGGCCTTTAACTCCTGCTGGACGTCCACCACTCAACGTATAACTATAAGCTGTTACTTCATCTAAAGTTTGCTCTTTACGTTCCAATCCATTGAAACTGGTAAACTTTAAAAAGATCTGTTTACCTATGAGATTTTGGTTAAAACCATAATTGAATATTGCCTTATCCAGACGAACAAAAGGCTCACCTGTACTATGATTTTGAGCATCAGCAAATCGCCCTCGCAATACATCACTTAAGGTATATAACCCTGTTCCGTTTAATGTGGCCACTTGATAATTAATATACTCATCGCCAACTTTACAAAGTGTTTGATCGGCTTGAGCATCTTCTAGTGTTCCACTGAAGATCTGACTTGCCGTATTAAGCTCTACTTGTAAAGCAGTATCATCTGCATCAATGGCCGTTACTAATTGGCCATATCGTGCCGAGCCATAAATAGTCCCAATCATTTCATAAGTCGTATTATCAAGGCTGGTCCACACATTACAACCACCCCAATTGATGCCACCAGACACCGCAACCCACACTTGACTCTTGCCATCTGTCAGATCTAGCGGAGGTTCAAAAATAACAGGTGCATTCACATTACCCGGTTCTTCATTTCCGCCTTGGTAACCGTTAGAGGCTTGAGAGTCATATTCAATTGCTGATCTTGAGCCTACAGCTAATTCTTCTGCTGTGACTGTCAACTCACCTTGTTCATCTTCCTCAATACGTGTGATACGTACAGGGAATTGATCTAAGCCTAATGCCTCATCAGTAATCGTGACAATATCCATTGGCTCTAAACGGCAGTACTTCCAACCAAGGTTAAACTCATATTCATTACGCACATAAAGCAATCGTTGTAAGCGAAGCTGTGCAGCATGACGAGCTATTTTTGGTTCACAAAAGAAATGATTCTCTACCGGATCTTCCGTACGCAATCCGTACATTTCAATATTTGCCTGATCTTTGGCTTCTACTGTTTCGGTGTTGTACTGATTATATCGATTGATGTATTCAATCTGCACATGATTATAAGCATCAGTATCACGGCTACGGCGTACTCTTACCGGTTCATCATCACCTATAAAATCATCATCTGTTAAGTGATAAACAGGTGTGAGATCTGGAGTAAAAGTTACTCCGGTACCCGTTATTGCAGAGTCCCCAAAAGAACGGATCTTTAAGCCATCTGGGCTTGGTACCACAGCACAATTTACAGCTTCTACAATTTCATTAATCGTTTCATAAGCTGCACGTTGTTCGGTGAATGCTGGACTAATAAGAAGGTTGGCTGCTCGGCAATAAGTACGAAATTCCGATAGATCTGCAATGTTAAGATTTGGGGCAGCCCCATAGCGAGGATGCGTAATGAAGTCTTCAATTACATCCGCAGGATTAGCATCATCAATGGTATCCGACAAAGTGATGGTACTAATCACTTCAAAGTTATGGTTTGAAAGACTGGCACTATTACCCATCTCGTAATTGGCAGCGGCCACATACCCAAGATAAGGATAGTTAATGGCTTGATCTGGATGCTTTGATACTAACCATCCCCACGGCGGATTATTATTTCCATCGAATAATTCAAATTTTAACTGGTCGATGGGATCTAAGGTAATAGATCCTTCTTGTTTAGGTACATATTGCTCTTTGTCTACCCAAATCAGGCCAATCTTTTTAATCTGGTTTTCACATAAACCGAGCATGAGAGAGGCGCTATAACTAAAGGTGGTATTACTGGTTTTTGTACCCCCACCCTTACCACCAGACTTTTGAACTGTTGTATGAGGTGTAGCTGTAAAATCTCCATACCAAAACATATTAGCCGCTACACGAGTTTTACCATAAACCAATGGCTGGCAAAGCCCATAAGCTGACTGCTGGATCCGCATAGAGTTAATACGGGTATCCGTTGTACTAATTGTAGTACTACCAAATAATCCACCCATTTATTTAAGCCTCTTCATACGAAAAAACCCGGCAATTCGCCGGGCTAAACTTCCTTTTGTTCCATCTTGGATAATGACTCCCTGATGGATATAACTGTGAATGACCTGTGGCCACTCAATCACAATTGCACCATGACTGATACATTTGCCAAAGTGGTATAAAACTATATCCCCGGGTTGTGGTGGCCCTTCAATCGGATCACATACACCTAAAATGAGCTCTAAATAGCGTTGTCCCATCTGGTGCATGTGCCAGTCTGGTGGATATGGTCGCGGATCTAGGTGATCCATGAGCCCTACTTTCTCGTAGACTTCACAGATCAATGTTCCGCAGTCCACACCGACACCTTTAATACGCCCTTGATGATGATATGGGGTACCGAGCCAAGTTAAGGCTTCTTGAACTGCTTCGAGATTTTTCATACTCCCCTCGGAAATAAAAAAGTCCCAATTAAGGGGCTAATTAAAAGATGATTCCGCGATTTGCCATCCGATTTTTTGATCGGGTTGCAACAGCTTTAATTTCATCTAAGGTTAAAGCTTTATCAAAGATGATAGCTTCTGCAAAAGTTGCCGTATTTGCTGGGTTGTTTGATCCAGTGTATGCATTATTGCCAAAAGCAAAATTATTCAGTGCACTTTCGTAAACAGGAGCTGTATAAACTGCTTCGTTTGTTAATTCTGCCGAATTTTGTTGAACGTAAATAATTCCTTTTTTAGTCGCTTTATCAACACTAATTGCAATAAAAAAGTTAGTGGTCTGATTATGCCCAGATGCTAGTGCTAATGACGAAATTCCCCCCGAACCAGCAGCAGCGGTTGGCTTAACTGTCAAGTATCCCTTCCCGGCCGAGGCAAAGCCCGCTAAACCACTACTCGTTGTAGAATTGCTGGGTACTAAGTTTCCTAATAAAATAGCTAATTGGGTGTTATTGCATTTCACAACTGCGGTCTCAGTGACACTTTGAGTTGATGTATCACTTAAATCACTTACAAGAGCATTACCCACGGCAGTTGAGATTGTTACCCCCGATTCAGAGTAAACGGGTTGCACTGTTGCACCGTTTTGCAATGCTAAAAGTCTATTATTCACTTTATCCGTCAATGAATCCGATGTGTTTTCAAAAACCCAATGCCCGTAAGCTTCATACTCAAGATTTGGTAGCAAATCATCAACATTTGATAATTTAGGTAAAGATCTCTTACTTACAAAGTTCTTCGCTTGAAAAAATAATTGAGGCATCTTTTAAATTCCTTTATCTGTAAATACAGTTAATTCAAAATGCGGACAGACGTGATATAACGGTTTTTCAATGTCTGCAATTACTACTGAATCTGTTGTTGAGTCACGAAGATTTCCCGAAGCACCTTCGGTTAAATTAATCCCCGAACCCAAATAATCCAGTGCATAACGCACTTTCACAGTTCCAGTTGGTTCCGTTGATAGTTTAAGAATTACAGTATCGTTTTGAACTGTAATGTTAGAGATTATTGTTGCCGCTCCATCCACAAGAACTTTAAATCCGTGATTTGTCGTAACCGCTAATGTCTCGGTATCAATTACTAGTGGAAGTTGAGGAACTTTAAATTTCACATGAATTTCATCTCCAATCAGTTGAGCAACAATCGGATTAATGAAATCGGGCTGCCGATTCTCTACAACTAGCTGTTTGTAAGCTCTACCAAAATAAGCACTAATCCACTTGTAGCCAATATTAGTTAAATGGACACTATCGGCGTCATAAGGAAAATGATACATAGGTGTTGCCATACAAAAGCTCTCATCTTCCTGCACCAGTTCTAAGTGAGAAAGTGCTTGATCACTCCACGCCCTTGTGCCGTAAGACATTTGCGCAATAATGAATTTAATATCATCAGATTGTTGTGTAACTGACTTGATATCTGCATTAGCATCAATGCGTAATTGCTTTAATTTCGGCTTATAAACTGATTTAGGTGTACGCACTGTAGACAAAGCATCGTTCGCACCTTGAATGAAATTAATGCACTGAACTTTATAGTCTGGACCAACTATACTCATTGCTTGTGTTACATGATTAATAAGAGTCGGGTACCAAGCTGTGCCTTTTTCGAGTTGATCAATACGATATGAACCGTGTCCTGCTGTACTTGCAAAAATCACATGGTTGTTCGGATCAATTCCGTTTTCAAGCATCATTGCTCTTGAAGCATAGTTTGCTGCACCAGAGCAACAAGTTTCGCCTTGTGTTGTCGACACTGGTGGGTTATTTATACCTGCGTCCTCAACAAGTGGCTTAGTAGCTGTTGCTGTCCCATTTATTAGACGAACAGTTGAGTCAAATGTAAGGTTTGAATATGGTTGCTGAACGCTTATTGGCGGGGTTCCTTTTTGCCCTACAGAAAAAGACTCCCCATACCACAGCATATGATTAACTGATTTTACTAATGGTTTCTGATTAGGGATCACAATTCCCGCGATGAGCTCTTCAAGTCCAGCAATAATTGGCACATCATTCAGCATGTCATAACCGATCAATATCTGCCTACTAGAATCACCTAACAAACCTAAATATCGACCATCGTTATAAAGCTTAAGCCCCGGAATAATTTCAACAACTTGCTCAAGCATCCCCGCATAAATACCTGTATCTTTTTCTAGGTCATAACCCAACAAGATACGACCAACACCGTCCAACAAAACTCCAATTTTAGTTGGATCGTCTGATTTAGCCAGTCCAAATAGCTGTGATAAAGTTTCAAAAACTGCTCTTTTTATTGCTAGATTAAATTGCCCATCTGTATAGGTTATTGCCTGATCAAGATCACTTAGCTCAGTCTCTACCCAATAATTTCCTTCTGGTGATCCTGCTGGTTTATTCCAATACCATACCTTCCCTGTATCTAGGGCTTTTGCATAACTTTGGTTTTTAACGGGTCTTGAAGCAGTCAGCAAAGCAGTGGTTGCATAGTTAGGGCTTTGAGATTCAATTGGTTTAATGAAATCCACAATTGCACCAAGATTGGTTTTAAATTGTGCCTCTGTGACCGTAGGCCCAATCAGGGCGTCTTTATCAGGAACTGCCATAATATATTTCCCAAATAAAAAGCCCTGCGATTTGCAGGGCTTTGATTAAATATAAAGTTGTTAAATAGAAGTTTCTGGAACTGGAACAAACGGCGCGCCTCGAAAGCGAGCACGGTTGTTAAAACGGTTAGTACAAGTATCGAGACGTTTATCACAACCCGGATAAACCCGAATAGCTTCACCAATTGCTGGCATGTCGAGAAGTGGTAGAGTTAGAAGCATTGCGCCCGATTCATGCAAACGGACTGTACGCTTAATACCAATGTTTGCACCTTCCAAGAATTCTACAACCCCCTGTGTAAACCACCCCTGCGGCTGACTTAAGTCACAAAGGATGCGGCTAGGTGTACTATTCGGCCCGATAGTCGTATTCACGGCAAAATCAGCACTAAATAGTCCACACGCACTATCAAACAAAGTATTTAAACAACCTGGTGTGTATAAGTTCCTTGGCATCTGAAGTTTTAAGTCATCCACTTCTGAAACCACGCTAGCGTTAATTTCATAACGATCGAGTTCCGGCTCAACAATGCGACCTTCAAATAAAACTAACGTGCCGGCACTCGTATCAGTAGGAGTATTTATATCCATAAAAATACGTTCAAGCTTGAAACGAGCACCATCTAAAACGCCGTTATGAAATGCCTGAGCTACAGGTACGTCACCAAATTTAGTACTTTCATTGGTTTCTATTTTGATAGAGAGATTATCAACTTCAATACCCAAGGAAAGGCTTATTCCTTCTCGACTTATGATTGGTCCATCAGCACGAAACTCTTTGCCTTGCACCGTCAAATGAACGTCATAGTTGGTATAGCGATACTCAATACCTTGTATGGTCGTAATAGTATAAAGATCGGCCATGATGAACTGATCAGCATCTAACAAGGCTATAAGTTTTGGAGAGGCCTGTCTCATATCTTATTCCCCAAAGAACCAATTAATTCAACCTTTCCAGCTTTCCAAAGCTTATGCATAAAGTTGACATATTGCTGTGTGTCATCTTTAAAGCGGCAGCGATAGTAAAAAGTACCCGTTACAGTTACCTCTACGCCTTCCTCAATCGGCTGTGAAAGTACATATTTTCCGTCACTCGTTATCTGAGCAGAAGCTGTGTTCCACATCAATTTCTCTGGATCTGAATTCCACATTGTTTTTACAGGAACCTGATTCCACATGTTGGGATCTACTTCACCTACAATCTGTTCCTCTGTATTACCTAGAGGCAATTGGCTTGTATACATATCCTTGTAAAGTTGGAATGAAGTAGTAGAGCCATCACCAACAAATGTGCAATTAAACTCATTATCCTCAGGCATCTTATAAAGAAAAGAATCAAACGCCCCACGGCGCTCTAAATAAAATCCTTGAAGTTGCTGCAATTCCTTTCTCCCCTTATTTTCGCGCAAGAATGCGTAAGACAACGAGATTTCATATTTAGGTGAGGCCTGAAAGCTTGCTCGAAGCTCCCGGCCATTAATGGAGGTCATGATTTTGGTGTTAAACATGGGAGTAATAGATGTATCCCATTCAAGACCGGGTAATTCTGGAAACAATACGTCTGACATGAATCCTCCTTATTTACCAAAATTACGGTTATAGCCCTTAAGACTGTCTGCTAATTCACTACCATGCTTCTTGAAGAAGCGTCGAACATCCTTTGAATCCCAAGCCTGAATGGTAGGACTGAAAATAACGGGCTGTGCAGTGTTCTCGCCACCACCTCCCAGACCACCATTGGCCATAGATTTACCTAGGGCACGAATGGTATTGGCATGCTGTTTCGGCAATACCATTTCTTCTTCGTGCAATTGCGTCATAGGGTTTACACCGGCAGGAATGTCGTAACCGCCACGAGCAGATTTAATCTTTCCAGCAAGTCCAGCCACTAAACCAAAAGCAGCCGCACCTGCACCAACGGCAAGAATTGGACCAACATATGGAATTGCGACCATCGCTTTAAAAGCTCCGGCCATTGCTTCCCATGCAGACATCATGATGCCTTTGATAGCTTCAGCAGCTTTTAAGCCTAAACGAGCTAAACCACCAGCTGCAGTAACACTGGTACGTGTTGCTTCACCTGCAATGGTTGCCCCTGTTTGAGCAGCTTGGCCAGAAGCTTCAGCGGCTGTTTCAGCACCGACAAATCCAAGTTTACGAGCCAATTTAATAGCTTGGATTCTTAACCAGCCTTGTAGCTCTTTAGTAGCTGTTTGCAAGGCAAATTGCCCCATGTCAGCAAGCACTGCTTTAGTTGCGTTACTCCAAGTGAGGGTACCATTCATAAGAGACTGAATACCCTGATCCCAAAGGTTAGAAAGTCGAGAAGTAAAGCCACCGAACTTGGCCTCAAAGTCTTTCATTTCCGCATCACTGATTAAGCCCATAGACTTAGTGTCAGCAACTTTCTGGTCTGTCTCTAAATCAGAAATGTTGTTTGTGATTTGGTTTTGATTACCTTGTTTGCCTGTAATGTTGGTCTGCTCATTTTCCAAAGCTAAACGCTCTAAAAGACCTTGCCGTTTAATTTCACGTAATTGATCTTCAAGCTGTTTTTCCAACTGAACTTTACGGACATTTGAAATTTTCTTGGCATCAAATTCAGCTTGGATCCGTGCCGCTTCAATTTCATAAAGGCGCTGTGCTTGCTGTTGATAATTGTCTATTTGTTCTTCACGAGCTTTTTTGTATTCCTCAAACTCTTTTAAACGAATAGCAATGATCTTGTCGGATGCATCCTTTTCGGCTTTGACTTTCGCAGCAGCTTTTTCATCTGCAGTCATCTTGGATTTTTCAATCTCATCTAACGCCTTTTGAAGATCTAGAGCCACTTTCTTTTCTTCGGATGCATATTTATACCGAATATCAGCAAGTGCTTTAGCTGCCTGCTCAGCTTGTCGCTGCCGTTCCTTAGCCTCTTGTTCTGCTTTAGATTTTGCAGACGATTTAGAGCCGCCTTTTTCGTCCTTCTCCCCAGTACCAATACCAAGTTTAGTATTTGGTGGTGCAGTACCTAGGCCTAGCTTAGGTGGTTTAGGTGGCTCAAAAGGTTTAGTAGGATCCTTAAATACATAGTTGGTAATCTTCTGATTGCCAGCAGTTGTAACTTCAAGAATTCTTTTACCAGCCGTGACAAGTGAATTGGCTGCTGTAGTGGCTCCTGCATTCCAAGAGTTTTTCAGGTCAGCCATTCGTCCTTTCATTTGGTTTGTATAACGATCAGTAATACTACCAAGCTGAGATAAACCACCCTCCCATGCCGATTTTGCACCTGAGAAGTTAAAATGGAGGATGTTATTTACAACGCTACCAAATGTTTGAAACTTTACCTGTAATACATCCAGACCATACTGAATAGTACTTCGTACCATATCAAAGCCAGCCATAAGGCCATTAAAAGCAATGATTAAAGCTTGGCATACCGTGACTACAACGGCACGAATGATTGCAAAAGCAGATTGAACGCCTACCTGAAAGCCGGTAACTACAACACCTAATGCTCGTAGTACTACAGATATAGCATCCATAAAGCCAATCTGTTTATTTGCATCGTCTCCAATGCTTCCAGTCAAGTCACTCCAGATTGCTCCAATCGTTGTGAACTGCTCACTTAGAATACTAAACAAGCTTTCAAAAATGCCAATAATCGATTTAATTGAATCATCAATGGCATCCTTGGAATCAACCGCAAAAGTTAAAAATTGATTAGCTAATTCAGTAAGGGATGGAGCTGCTTGTGCTGCAATACGGGTTAATACTCCTTGAAGTGTTGTTTGGACAGTCTCAAGGGACGTATTAAATTCTTTGGTAGCAGCTATGGCATCTTCACTCATGATTACGCCTAAATCATGAGCCTGTTTAGCGTACTCTTTTAATTTTTGACCGTTGTTATCCAATAATGGAGCTAATAATGTTGCATCGTTCGCAATGGCTTCCATATAGAAAGTCATTTCAGCCTGTGACACATTGGCTTTTTGCAAAGTCTGGTAGTACTTTTCTAGGATTTGCGGACCAGATAAGCCTTTAAATTGTTGGGCAGTGACACCGACTTTTGGCGCGATCTTCTCAAAGAAATCGGCCATCTCACCACCACCAGTTTGCATGAAGTCACCAAACTTATCGTTTACATCTTTCATGATGTCCGATAGCTTGTCCTGCTCCACGTTTACTTTTTTGGCAGCAAATGCCCATTCTTGAAATTCTAAAGTATTCGAGTTTGCTAATCGGGCTTGAATCTCTAACTCTTTTGAAGCCTTACCCACTGCAGATACAAGATCAGGAATTGCTGCAACCGCTTCCGCTGCACTTCTAGCAATCTCTTGGCCAATACCAACAAAAAAACCGCCCCTGACTAAAGATAGGCCATTAGTCAGCGAACTCTTAATATCATTGCCTACGGTCTTAAATTTATCCGAAAGGCTTGTTGCAAAACCATTTAACTCTGACTTTAGATTTGAAAGATCAAGTTTAAAATCGATACTCTTTCCAGTGCTTTCAATTTTCTTGGAAGCATCTGAAACTATTTTTTCAGCATCTTGCATCCCTTCCTTGAGCTCAGAAGTTTTTGCACTGACATGTACTTCCACTCGATTGTTGTTCATAATTACTATCTCACAGGCACAAAAAAACTGCCGTGAGGCAGTTTCAAAAAAGGTTTAATTGTTTAAATTCAATTAATTTTAACTTTCAATATCTTAATCAAGAGATTATATCCCTCAGTATTAAGATGTATTCCATCTCCAGTATCATAGGATTTTTTTAAAAATCCTGCCGAATCTGCAAATAATCCATAAGAATTAATGAATTCACAATTTGGTTTTAGACTACAAAATTTTTTCAATTCATGATTCAATTCTACAATTTGTTTAATAGTAATTTTATCGGAATTCTCTGTATATTGGTATGTAACTGGCAACACTGAGTTTATAAAAACTTTTTTGTCTTTAGGTAGTAATTCAAATATTTTTTCATAATTTTCTATGATTTCTTTACTGGTTCTGTTAAAAATAAAATCATTAATCCCTATAGCTACTAAAATTTTATCAGCTTTATTAAGTGAATTATAATACTTTATGCGATTCAATAAACCAAAAGTTGTATCCCCGCCGATCCCATAATTAATTCCCTGATTGGTTACTGAATTTACGTTTAAAGATTGAGTTATACTGTCCCCTAAAAAGAATATGGAACCTTCTCTAATGCTTCCATCCATTCTTTGATGAACAACTACCATTTTTTTATAATATGGATTTAATTCTGAATTTGTAGAAATATTAAGCTTATTTTTTACCCAACTTGATATATCAGGATTAAAAAAGTTAGCTAATAATAACAAAAACATCGATAAAAATATTAATATAAAAAATTTATTAAACTTCACAGATAGGTCTCCTTATCATTTTCATATTATCCATGTTAATTGATAAGAATACTATAGGGCAGCCTTAACCACCCTGCGGGAAATTCGACAAAACTTCTAACATATCTTCTTCATCATCTGAAACGGTGATAGCTTGTGGGGTTTCTTCGATTCCCATGAACGCTTCCAAAATACGGCAAAGCCGTTGTATCCCAACATGCGCGGGAGGGTTGTTTTGCTGATACGCACTTAATGCTCTTAATCTAGGCAGGTCCATTTCATTACGCACATAGTCGTAATCTTTACCCATGGTGAGCACTAAATGCGTGTACAGCTCCTCCCAATCTATTCCCCCGAGCCACCTGCAGCGCTGTCATCATTCCCTTTAAGACCAGACACGGACATTACAGCTTCCATAACTTCTGTTAGCTGATCCATGAATAGCATCTCTGCCACATCATCACGAGTAATGTCGGGGTAATTTCGCTTCAAAGATTTGTGTGCTACATCAATCACAGTGCCAACATCATCTGGCTTGAATGATTGAAGTGCCGGCAATAGTTTCTCGACTGCACCAAGAGACAATGGAGCAAAAACAAATGGCTGACCATCAACAACAACTGTAGAGCCGCGAGGGTTTTCAACTTGCTTAAATTGCATTTGGTATTACTCCGATAAATCGATTTTGAAAACACGGTTAAGATCGTCAGCCATTGGCTGGAATTCAAACTCAGGAATGTCGTAATCGTCCTGTTTTGAACTGAATCCAAGTTTGTTACTGGTGCAACGGAAGAAATTCATGTGCATGAACTTGCCTTTGTAGTCACGTTGCAGGTCAACGGCAAACTCTGGCGTATAGCCCATGTCTAGGTTTGAAACGGTGATTGACTTAGCATCCGCTACCATTGCTGAATAACGGAAGTTAATAAATACCGTTTTACCTGCATCGGCAGCAGCAAATGTATAAGCACCGGTTGCTGCATCTACACTGTATTGTCCGGTTGTTGGTGCCGAAGCTACACGTTTAAGTGGGATTGCTTTAGCATCTGTTACGCCAAGATCCTTTACATATGTCCCACTGTTAGGAACAACCGGTGTAACTGAACCACCAGCCGGAATCACTTCACCATTAATGGTTTGGGAAACTGTTTCGATTCCACCTTCAGCAACAACGCCACCAAAGAAAATGGAATTTAACAAAGTTCCGTTAATACGCCCGAAAGAAGCTTTACATTTAATGGTACCTTTACCACGCGCCGCATCTACGGCGAACTGTCCACGACCAAAAAGCTCTTTTAAGTCATAGCTAATATCTACACCAACGGATTGCATCACTCCCACTTCAACTGGTGTGGGATTGCTAATCGGTTGCCCGTATACATCTTGAATCGGTGTAGCAAAGATCTTGCCGGCACCAAATAAATATTGAGCCATTTATTTTGACCTCTCTAAAATGACAAAACCGCCATAGAGGCGGTCATAAAATGAATATTTTGTTAGTTGGTTGTGAGGATCCGGATAGGGATAATGGCAATCGCCTGATCATCCAGCATATTTTCTACTGCCTCATATACTTCTACTGTGCCCTCGATCCAGCAATGCTCAACCAAACCTCCTAAGGTCTGACACTCATTAAAATCTGGATGGTCGGGTTTAATAGCTTCACGTACACGATCAATGAAGATATTCATCTGTGATGATGGAGGCTTTGCAGTGTCCAATTCATGGATATAGAGATACACCTCAGCAGCTAGTTCAACTTTTGAATCCATACCATGTACAGGTACTTCCTGCTGATTGCCTTGTGTAATAAACATGGCAGGTCGCTGTTCTGGCGTTACATGGTTAAAGTGACGTAAACGGCGACTTACGGTAATCAATCCTTCTACTTTTGTACTTAACCGATCAAACAACGCTTGATAGATTGCTTCGCTATCCACTTGCTAAACCCCGCTCAATTGCTGCATCAATATTTTTCGGCACAATCTTGGCCACGATATCCAGTGAATCACGCATGAACCGCAATTCTCTAAAACGTACATTCCTTGAATGGGCCTTAATATTGACTTGAACTGGTGAGATAGGTCGGCCAAAAGCCTGCTTAATTGTTCTCAGATGGGCTTTCACACCCATCGAGCCATTTAAGCCAAACTCATGTGCAGGTGCATAAGGTACCAAAGCACCACCAGCTCCCACCGTTCCCTCTATCGAATCCTTATCCTCATCTACTTTTGATGAAACGGATCCACGCAAGCGGCCAGACTGTACGTTCAATCGTTGGCCACTCAACATATCTTCCTGAACAATCCGCTGTAAGCGCAAAGTAAGAGCGTTAATCGTGCGTCTTATTTCAAACCTAACGCGATCATTCATCTCATCAAAGTTGACTTGCTTATCAACACGATAATCGCTCATAGCTTAATTACTCTTTTGCAGAGGCAGTCGATTTCTTAGGCTCAACAACTTCGACAAAGCGTTCAAAACCTAAAGGCTTTAAAATATGAATAATGTCATTATCAGATTCTAAAACACCGTTCTTGATATCTAGGTTTTGCCCGGCAATAACGATTTTGGTTGGCTTGTAACCTTCTGGTGCCTGATATTTAAAAGGCATGGGTATCTCCTATACGACAAAGGCGCCAACACCTAAACGGTTAGGGTTTGTGCCTTCGTCATCAATTGGAATTGAATTTTTTAACGCAAGGTAGCGCTGGCCATACATGCTGAGATCATAGAAAGCTTCTTTCGATGATCGTGAATAACTCACACTTTGACCCGCAATTGTCATACTCGAGGCGGTACTAAAAGCAGCACCATTGCCGCTTGAGGTACCTACTTTAAGGATATGTGCTGCATACAGACCTACAGCACGTTCCTTTAATGCGCCAAACTCAATTTGAGAAACAATCAGATCTGCTTCTTCTAATGCATCCTGAATTCTCTCATCTGGCAAAGACATTAAACTCGAATCAGTCGAGAACTTTTTACGAAACGTTTGTACGTCCATATGTCTACCTTATTCCTTAGCCTGAGCTAACTTAGCTTGTAGCTGCTCAAGTGTTTCATCATCACTGAACGTTACTTCAAGCTCTGTTAATTCAGCCTTCACGGCTGCCAAAGCAGCTTCATCTGCTGCCTTAGCGGCGTCACTGGCTGCATCGTTTTGTTTACCGCCTTTACCACCACGGCCACTGGTTTTACCACCTACCTTTGGTTCTTCATCTGGGATTTCCTGAACTTCGAGCTCACCTTTTTCAACGAGTGATTTAAAGGCTTTACCTTTGGCAATACGTGTGAGATCCGAAGCACTAACTTGCACAGTTTGGCCCTGACCAACCTGAATTCCATCAAAAGAAAAAGCGGCCTGAGAGCCGCTGTAAGTAATTTTTGGCATGTTTAGTTATCCTTATTCAACATCGTAGTAGCGGAGAGAATCGACACGTTTTAAATAGACACCTTCATACATATAGTGTCCCGGTGTACGCATCACATAATTGATAGGTTGAGCTGCCAAGAATTCCAGTTCATTACAACGGAAAGTAATACAGCTTGGATCACGGCGATAAATAATGCTGCGGTCAGTACCACCTTCACCTTTACCTTCAAGCATACTTTCAGAAGTGAATGTCAGTGTTTTACCTTGCATTGCAAAGGTGTTCTTTTCCTTAATGTACTCAAGGAAAGTTTTACCCGCTGAATCCGGAACGATACGGCTAGCGAGAATAGTGAACTTATTCTCAGGCATCACAAAAGTATCTGGTTGAATACTTCCATCAAACTTAGAGGCATTAGAAGCACCTTTAATTGCCTTATTGATATCGGCAAGAATGACCTCTACTGTAGCAGTCGCATAATCAACCGTAGAAGTAATCACCTCAACACCTGTTTGATTATAGAAGCCTAGCAAACCAGTTTCTGGCTCGCCAAACCAAGCGACATCACTCATGTGATTTTCATAGGCCAATCGAGCTGCTGCAACTTTGTCAGTCGTTAACTGGATACCTGCTTTTAAGGCAGCTGCAGCATCAAAAATACTGATTTCGTAACCAATAACACCAGGCTGTACAGTGAGTTTTACTTCATCGTAAACAACCTCTGCTAATGGCACATCATTACCTTGACCTGAAAAGCGCTTACCACGTCCTACGCCTCTCTTACGTTGCAAGACACTAGCCGAACCTATAACTGCACCTTCCAATCCTTCAATCGGTAGGTACTTTGCATAAGCTTGGGCTTCAGCAAGTTGCGGTGTCATTTCATCGATTGATTCAAGCTTTAATAATAACTTGGCAAAGTTATCTAAATTAAATGCATCCCCTACAGCGATTTGCACCCCATGTGCAACTGCTGATAGGCGGATTTTCATTTGTTCTAATTGTTTTGACATTGATTATGCTCCACGTAAACGAAGAATAGCTAATCCATCAGGACCAGTGATGGTTTCCCAAGAGGCATTAGGTAGTTCCGTAGAATCTAATGCTGCAGAAGAAAGTGAACCAAGTGGCGCTTGGGCAGTAGGGTTCGCAGTACGTACATAAACCTTCGCATTGATATCGATCACTGGAGCTGAAGGCTTCACCCAGATAGAACCGATTTGCATTACAGGTGCACAGTCCTTTGCTTGATAGGCTTCTTTACCTAAGGCATTTTTTCCAGATTTACCCACGTGCTGAAAAACCACTACACCAAACTTTGTATTGGTTGCCCCAGTTACCGCGCTTACAGTTTTTCCATCAGAAGATTGGACCACCACTTCACCGTCACTAACTACGCCTGTACCAGCAACTGGCAAAGATAAAATTTCTTCGGGCATGTGCAGGCGAGCACGCATACCCGGAATAGCTTGAGGGGTTAAAGACATTTGAAGTTCTCCAGTTAATTAGAAACTTTGTTTCCAAGCTTCTTTTTTGTTGTTAGGTTTAGGCTCCCCATCTACTGGTTTACCGTCACCCGTTTTTACTTGCTGTTGCTGATGAAGAGCATCACCTACAGGATTAGAAGGATGAGTACCCTTCACAGCACAGAGTGCACGGAAAGTTGTGTCGATCTGCTCAGGTTTTGCATCACCTACTGATACGCTACCCATCAAAGCAGTTACTAAAGCATCACCGGCTTTGGCTGCAATCACATCCCGCTTGATTTGCTCACATGTACAGCCTTCTGTTTTAACCGTTGGCACCAATGCTTTAGCATCAGCAATCACAGCAGCACGTTCGGCAGCGGCTTGCTCAACCTTTTCTGGAGTCATCTGGTTCTTTTCCAGATCTCCGACTTTTTGTTCAAGTGTAGTTTTTTCGGTATGCAATTGATCTACGACCGCTTGAACTGCATTTAGTTCATCACCGATAGAAAATTGCTTATCACCGACTTTAAGTTTTGCAGCCTTCAAGTTTTCCAGCTGCTCTTGTTGCTGCTTTAATGCATCCGCCAAGGGCTTGTTATCGCCAATGTCAAAACGAATACCGTTTACACTTACTTCCATTGTTTTCCCCTTTGGAGTTTGCTTTTCGTCACCGATGCGGCAATCACCACCACAGCGCCCGTATTTAACGAGTGCTACGTGATTGCCAATAAAATTGATAAATTTGGCTTGATACGGCGTGCCATCTGGCGCCGTACCCTGCTCAACGATTAATAAGGCTCCATAGCCAAGCGACATTTCTAGCCGCTCGTTGCTTTGGATCAGATCAATGCTGATCTTGTCTTTAATGAGCAAATCACCCACCAGATAATCGCCTTCCTGTCGAACGTTCTCACAATATCCAATGTGATAATCCTTCCAGTTAGATGCGTTAATTTCATTCTTAGGCGGGTGATAATCAGTAGCGTCAACACCATTGAAGCTTTGAATAGCCTCAGGCTTGAAAAGCTCTTCTGCTGGCGTGTAGACATTAATGACTTGATCAGCGGTATAACCTTCCAATGATGGAAACTCATACGCATAGTACTGACGTACTTGAGGCGCTTTAGCTAAGCGAACATTGACGCATTTCAGATACCCTTCTTTGGTAAATGAGCGTGTCGATTCACTTGGGGCAAAGTCACCTACCTTGAAGAGGTAAATGTTTTTCATAAATTGCGCTCAATAAAAAACCACCCGAAGGTGGTTGATGATTAAAAATTTTTCGTCTAAATAATTTCATTTATATAAACTAAATTATTTAGGTAGTTAATTCTTTCTTTTCATAGTCTTAAATGCATGTTCTGAATCATCTCCCTCATATGTGCTGAGTCTTACCGCACATTCTAAAAGTATTATTCTACCTACCATTATCAATCTTTCTTTATCATCGTGAAAAGATTCCAGAAAGTTATCAATAGTACCATGCAGTATTCTTGAACGCCCATCTTCATAAATCCTCTTAGAGAACTCATGAATACTTATTGTTTTATTACCCTCACAATTAAATAAAGTTTGATTATCTTCTTTATTAAATAAATTACATATTAGCTGCTTAATACCATTATTTTTACTTCCATGACTTAAAGTATCTAAACAACTTGCCAGTTTAGTAATAGCAATTGCATCATTTGGTTCTCTTACTCCTTCAGCATACCAACTCAATGCAAAAATCCATTTATTTGCCAGTTTAGGAAATTTACAATTCTTTTTATCAGTTAATCCATCAAAAATAATTTTGAAATAACATAGAAATTCCTCTAAATCTTCTCTATTTTCATTACGATGGTTTTCATTCTTGAATATTGGTCTTACATGTTTTCCAAAATGGAACCCTAGACCATTTAAATATTTCCCATTACTTTGAAGTGTATATGTTCGTGTAGGTAAGCTTCTTTCTAAATGCAAGATTTGCTTGGAAAATACAGGAAGTCCGCCTAAATACAAGGAAATCATATCTAAAGCAGATTTCGCTAAAATATTAGCAACTCTTTGTGATAATTCTTTTTCGTATCCCTTTACAGTAATTTTAATAATTGCATTATTCCCCTCAATAAATTTGAACATATCATTAGCAATACCATTTAATTCAACTTCCTCATTTTTTAATTTTCTTCTTACTAATTCTTTCCATTGTTTATTATGCTCAGTATTTCCATAATAGTTTTCTTTAGCTTTTTCTGAATAATCTACAATATTTAGCCAATTTTCAATTGAATAAATTTCTACATCACCAATTTTTATAGATTTAGAAAGTTCTAATTGAACAGTTTTTGCAGGTATATAATGAATATACTCATCTTTAAGTTCATTTATTAGTGCTTTCAACTCTAAACGTATTTTTTTTAAGTTTTCTTTAGAACTATCGTCTTCAATATTAAAACCATCCTCGGTAAAAATATTAACTATTGATCTTTCTAAAATTTTTCTAAATTGCTTTTCTTCAATTCCAATTGGCTTGTCAAAATTTGGAAATAAACCTTCAGAGAGTTGAGCAAGGTAAATTCTAAACTGTTTATTAAACTGACATTGAATACCATTTTTTCCAGTTGAAAAACCAGTAAATTCCTCACCATCAAAGTCTTCAATATTAAATTCAAATAATTCTTTAATTAATAAATTAGCAATTTGTTTAAGTTCCACATTTAGTTCCGAACTATTAAATCACCTTTATAATATCGATAAATTTTTCCAACTAAAACAGTTAATTGCTAATTCAAATATTAAATTAATATATCCTCATAGTTAGGCAACGCCGTGCAACGACAACGGATAGGCTGTCCGGGATGTCCCCCATCTGGCGGTGAATCCCATCTGAATATCTTGCCCTGTTTATGCTGGTGGTCTGGCCTTACACGCTCATCTTTAGCCGTTTGCCATATGTATGTTTCAACACCCATTGAAAGTTGTCTAGCTTGGTTAATTTGGCCGTTAATCTTCCCCATTTGGTCACTAGCAATAAGACGAGCTCGATAATCAGTAGATAAACCCAATTGCTTAATTGCTTTGGCCAACTCTTCATTTGTCTGGCCAGTCTGCAAAGCATTGGTGATTAATATCTCAAGCTTATCGGCATATTGCTGCGGAATAGACTTAATCAAACTGACATTGACCGTAATGTTTAGATCTACCTCGTCCTGAATATCAGCAGCTCGATAGAACGGCGTGAGATCCACACCAATAATTGTTTTGGTGTGCTCTGCTATTTGCTTGTCCACTTCCTTTTGGGTATCAGTCACAACTTTTGTGGCCAACGGTCGAGAAACCTCAACAACATATTTTGTGAGCTTCTCCCTAAACGCCGTCATCATGTCCGAGAACCAAGCATCACCGATGTTCTGGCCTACCGTTGGAACAACAAGATCCTTGGTTTGTTCCTGACAGTATTTAGATATAGCCAACAATTGCCTTGTGTAATAAAGCTCTACACGGCGATTTACGTGCACGGCTCTCAGCTTTGATGCTTTTCGCCCTTTCTTACGTTTCTTCGCCTGCTGGAGGTGTGGTTTCAGGATCTGAATTATCGTTGTCATTAAGCTTCACCATTGTTTCAAGCTCTTTGATATGGTCTTCATCAATTACTGAATAAACACCGTCAATGAGTAGCTGCCGTGCTATCTGTGGCTCTGTAATAATGCCCATCTCTAAATATTTAGCATCCCGTTCAGCGTTAGCTTTCTCAACCTCAGAACGGACTTTAGCGTCTAATTGCCAGAGTGGATTGAATACAACATCTAAGCTTGGAATCTGACGTCCAAATGTAGCTTGAACAATTACTCTTAAAAGCTTCATCATGAATGGCTTTAAGGACCATATTTGCTTAGTAGCAATACTGTCGTAATAGTTCCGAGTGTCGTGCTCGCCAGTTGCGTTCATTCCTGCAGGTGATTGACCGAATAAAACCGTATATGGCATTTCGGCAGCTCCAGAAGTTTGAATCGAATATTCACGCATAAGATCCGGTAAACCGCCAAAGCTATAAGATTTAGAGTCATACTCCTCGTCTTTATCCAAGACGATCATGCCATTCAAGCCCTTAAGCAATCCGACACTAAGAAAACGTTCAGCTACGGATTTCATATCCTCTTTGATCTTATCGACCAAGTTGGGAGTTCTAATCACATCAATTTTTGATTCATGGACTAGACTAGCAGTGGCTTTCTTTACGGCAGCATGATCAAGCAGGTCTTCATAAACTTCCTGTAAAACACTTACAGGTTCTTCATTAACCACATCTGCATGACCAAATTTAATTAAGCGTGTGTGGTGGATCCGCTGGTTAGACTTTCCATCGAGCTTAAGCTTGTAAAATTCAGGTTGCTTTAGCAGACCGCCTGCTTCATTTGGCGGCAAGTACTTAGAAGTATCGGCCTCAATCTGCTTTTTCTTAAGCACCGTGAAAAACTCTAAACGGCCAACACCCAATTTACTTAAATCGAATGGTTGATCCAAGTTGCCGCCGTCCACCGTACCTAGGAGTACATAGCAAACGCCATATAAGCGAGAAAGGATTAAGCTAGATAAGAGAACCCCATCTAAATTAAAAGCCTTACACGCCTCCTTAAGCTTAGCTAAATCACCATCCTGTATGCCCTCATAGAACCAACCAGCTCGGAGCATGTCACTGGCTGGACGGTTGACAATGCGCTTAGCTAACCAGTGTTGATACACGGCTTCTAATTGCTCATCAGGAATTACTTTCTTAACGAATGAACCGTGTGAAGCTTTGTCACGTTCGGTACCAATATTTGAAACAAAGTTTGTATAAGCCCCTGCATCGCCAATTGCATCGGGCTTTTTAGTTTCAGCCATAATTTCCTCTAATCAAATACAGTTGGCTTTTTGGCTAGTGAATCATTAATCGCATCAATGGTCGGGTCCCACTGGTCGTCATGGTCATGTGACCAATCAGCAGTAAGGCCTTCAATCTCTTCAATGTAGTTCAATAGCCACGGTGCATTAGCTGGTAACCAGACACGGCGTTCTTCAACATAAAGAATGACGTCCATAGTCCTTGATAGCTTGTCAGTACTTCGCTGAATCGCACGTATTGGTAAAGTAGTCTGCTTAGATATGGATTGAATTAATCCAGTACCACTCGCCTTATCTTCTACGGCCATATAACGAAGCTTGCCAATCTTTGTGTTACTGTCCTTGTGTTTATTGATAAAAGCTTTAGCTTCTTTCAATAGCTCAGGTGCTTCCCATTTGCCACGCTTAACATCGATGATGTAAAGGTTATTGTCATAGCCAAGTCCAGCACATAAGAACACTGAAAAGTCGTTATGCTCTTTGGTTTTTTGCGCCGTATCAGCCCAAATCGCACGCCATTTAAGAACAGGTAATTCAACGTAACGCCCGAACCATTCAGCCTTAACAAGATCACCACCCAGCTTTTTAGGGTTTTGCATGTATTGGCTTGCAAATGTGTAACGTGACACTGTGGCGCCGTCTTTATCTTCCCCACCTTTTTCCAGCTGCAGCAATGAGAGTAAAGATTCTTTTAATGGCCAGTAGCTTTGTCGGCCTTGCTCATCACGTTCAACATCACGTGGAATTTTGCGCTGTATGTGCTCTGGTAATTTACTGATGTACTCATCATCAATAAGCGCGGGAATACTGATCTGCTCCCACTCACCAGGCACATTACCAGTCATTACAAAGTTAGTCGGATCTTCAACGTGCAAACGCTGCATGATCAGAATAATTGGCGTATCAGATTTAGCTTTACGCGAGTTGACCGTGTTTAGAATCTTACGGTTAGCTTTACGTCTAGCGGTCTGGCTAAATGCATCCTCAGGCTTTAATGGGTCATCAAGAATAATTGCACCGGTAAAGCCTTTATCTGCTAATGTACCAGCACGGCGACCCGTGACCTGCCCACCCATTGATGCAGAATAAACATGACCAGCGTCATAACCATCCACTGTAGTTTTCCAACTCGATTTAGCATCGGTACTGGTTGAAATCCTTACTGGCCATAAATTCTGAAAATCATCTGACTTAACAATATTCCTTGCTGTTGCTGAAACATCCTCTACAAGTGATTGTGAGTAAGACAAATACAAAAAGCGCGAACGAGGATTACGAGCTATACCACGGGCAATAAGGTTTGTAAGTAATTCAGTTTTACCGCTTCCGGGTGGAACGTTAATAACTAGGTTTTTAACCTTGCCAGCAATTACCTCGTCAATCTTGTCGGCAATATATTTATGATGCCAATTGACCGAAAACTTAAAGCCCATACGTGGCAAGAAAAAAGCACGAGTGAAAAATAAATGTTCTTTCTCACATTTAATCCGCTTAGCTTTGCTTTTAACAGGATCAATATTCTTTCTCGAGTTCATCTATCGCCTGCCTTACCTGCTCATCGGTAGCAGTCACATAGGTAATATTTTCGCTTTGTAATGGACCACCGCCAGCGCCTGTAATTTCAGTCTTATTCGTGTACTTGCCACCCATGTCCTCAGCAGCTTGCTTAAGAATGCTTAAAGCTGCTACACGGTTTCTACTGTGCTTTTGATATTGGCTTTCATAACGCTGTAAACGCACCGCTAAATTTGCAATGGGGATTGCCTCAGGCTTACCCAAAAACATTTCACGAGTCTTTTCAAAATCAACTCTTAACTCTTCGCTTAGGTTCTCACCTGCCCGTTTAGTTGGGTCGTACTTCTCACACTGCTGTTTAGTAACTTTTATCCCGTATTCTTGGTTGACGAGCTCAGCAGTTTCTGTGGGGGTATTAAATACGGCAAGTGAGCGAACTATAAAGAGTTTTACCTCTTTTTTTAGAGCCGCCATATCCTCAATCCTGTCAACCTACGTCAACCTAAATAGCCAAAAAAAAGAGCCATAAGGCTCAATTGATTACACAGTTTCCGCAGCATTTTGAAATATCAAGATTCGAAACAAACGGCGGATTTTTTGCGACTTCAATAAGCCGCTTAACGTTTTCATTTGCGCCCCAGCGTTTTACAACACCGATAAACTCTTCCACATCGTGACCAGCTAAATAATGTTTTGGTAAGCCAGTATGATCACTGTAAATAATCTCACCGTCCGAGTCTCGTTCTACTCCGATGTGATAAAGCTCATGTTCAAGCAAAGCACAGAACTCACTATCGTTTGCCTTTTCACAAAAGCTTGCATCGATTGTGATTAAGTAAGTTGGAACAAATCCGAACCAGTCGCGCATTTGCTGCTCTTGTCGAGCTTTCTTCCATCCGCCTTGTTGAAACATAACCTTTTCACATTGGCCGAGCACCATTCGTTTAGCTCGCGTATAAGCAGAAGAGGCCCAAGCAAATGCTAAAAATTCTTCATTATCATGAAGCAGCTCAGCTATGTGATCGTGATCGGGGTTATAAAGAAGTCCACCTATCGTTAAGTAGTTGGCCACAACCCATTTCTTTAGGTCTGGAGCGGGTATTAAACGAATTGCTTCCTCTTCTTCGGCCTGATCCATAAAATCAGTTGGAGGAAATGGTCTGATCTGATTCATCTTCAATTCTCGCTAATTCGCTTTTAATCCAATTAATTGCATAGCCTGATTCAATTTGGTGAGGCTCAAGACGCTCAAATACATAACCTCGGTCTAGTGCTAGATCATACTTATTAAATGAATTTGCTATCTTTGTGCCACCTCGGCCAACTGCCCACGGACTGCCAGCAATTTCTATAAGAAGATTCAACTTCACAATATAAAAATCGAACCGCCAATTTTTGGTTGATTCAAATTGAAATTTTCTTCTATAACCAATTCGATGCTCTTCTAGCTCTTGAAATAAAGTTTCTTCGGCCTTGAGATATTTTTCTTTAGCTTTAGGTAGCGGTCTGGATTTAGGCTT